CAGTACCTGCTCCGCACGGAGCACATCGTCTCGGACAACGCTGCCTCAGGGACCGCTCCGGCGAACACGGTTTGGATCGAGTACTAGCCCATGCCTCTTTCCGTCAATCCGTCGGGAACGACCACATGGGTTCCCGCGAAGACCGCCAAGGTCATGGTCGGGGGCTCATGGATCCCCGTGAAGAAGATGAAGACCCGCGTCGGGGCGTCATGGGTCCTGTCATGGGTCCACCCGGTGGTCAACGCCAGCCTGTCCCTGTCGAAGTCTGGGGTCAACACCAGCGAGGCGTACAGCGTGACGCTGACGGCTCCGGGGGGGTTCCCAGAAGGGGCAGAGGTGGTCTTCCGATTCACGGGCTACTCGTACTCGATGTTCCCGACGGAGGGCTCTACCACTGCCACCTTGACGGGGGCCTCACACGCGTCGTCGGGCTCCTACGCGTGGTACGCCGACGTGAAGACGAAGGGCGGGGACACCACCTTCGGGCCCGTGACTCAGTCCGTGGCCGTCGTGTCCACCACGGTGGGACTGACAGGGCCAGACTGGGTCATCTCCACGGAGTCTGGGGCCAGCGGTGCGTCCTCCGCCGCGTCCAAGACCTTCACCATCACGCTGTCCAACTCAGCGGTTGTGACCTCCCTGTCCTTCCAGTTGTCCTACGCGGGCGGGGCATGGACGCAGTACGCCGCGTGGGGGGCGAACCCCGGTGCATCCGTGACGCACACCATGCAGTTCGCCACCCAAGGCTCGTGGAGAGCGCGCGCTGTAGCAACGCTGGCTGGCAGCACCGTCTACTCCGGTGAGTTGTCCATCTACTGCTACAAGAAAGACCTCGCCTGTTCTGCAACCCCGTCCCCAGCGACGGTCGGGGATACGGTCACCCTCAGCGCGTGGCACGGGGGCGACGGCCTTGGGGCCGCGTTCGGTCAGGACGGACGCTGGCAGTACATGTATACGTCCATCGGGGTCTGGAACGATCGGTGGTCAACGAACAACCCGCAAGGCTGGCTTGCCTCCGGCGTTACAGACATCCAATGGCGGTGGATCGAGTCCTACTCCGACGGCTCGTGGATCGTGTCCAACGTATCCCGAACCATCGTCAACGCCGCTCCGGCAACTGAGGTCGTGGTGAATGGAGGGCACTGTCACAACATTCAGGCTGGGATGGACAGCGCCGCCAACCAAGGACTACCTCTGCGACTGACCGGGACGTTCTACTGCTACACGAACGTCTACATCCCGGACAACCTCTACATCACCGCGACGGGCGCCCACTTCTACCTCAACTCCGGTTCAGCGGTGTCGGGTGCCGCGTTCAACGCCGGGAGGTGGAAGAACAACCCGAAGGGGAACGCCGCGCAGTATGGACAAGCCGGTGGGTTCACCATCGACGGGGGCACCTTCGAGGGCAATGGCGAGGGCTGCATGACGTTCTCCCACTCACCGGGATACACGGTCAAGAACGCGAGGTTCTTCCGGTACTGCCGGACAGGGAACACGGGTCACGCCATCGAGATGAACTCCTCCGGAGGCGATGACAATGTGAATGGGGCCTACACGGTCCAAATCTTGAACAACCAGTTCTTGGGCACCGATCTCGGACAGAGGACCAACTCCAACGACGAGCCATTGCAGTGGGACTGGAACTGGGATGGACCAAGCGGAGGGTCGGGTTCCTCTCCCCCCGTGTGGTATCCGGGAGATCCGGTGTCAGAGGCCACACAGGTCATGTGCCACAACATCCTGATCCAAGGCAACACGTTCCACAGGTGGTCGGAGGGGGGAGCCTTTCCGGGGTCGATCAACGGCGGGTTCGCACTCTGCGCCATGGGTGGTCACGACTCCTCTGACGCCTCTGTTGTGGCTTCCTACCGGCACAACCACTTCCTGATCACCGGGAACGTGATCCACGGAGCGGTGGGCAGTACAGGAACCAGCCCGAACAAGGGTGCGATCCACCTGTACCGGGTGCGTCAGGCAGTGGTGCAGAACAACACTCTGTACGGAGGCGTCCAGAACCGGTTCATCTCGGCGGAGGATGCCACCGACAAGACGTACTGCTCCGCGTCCGGAAATGCGTCTGCCAGCCCCGCCCTGACCGGGAACAACACCATCATCGTGGAGGGGTAAGGACAGGTACACTCGTACCTGTGAACTGTTCAGTCGATGAGTGTGAGAAGCCGGTAGTCGCCCGAGGTTGGTGCCGTACCCACTACATGCGGTGGCGGCGCTGGGGGGACGTGACCACGGTCAAGAAGACCTCCGGTCGGGTGTGCAGTATCGAGGGATGCCTTCGGAAGCATCAGGCTCGTGGCTGGTGCTTCATGCACTATGAGCGGTGGCGAACTCATGGGGACCCGATGTTCGAGGCGGAACACTCTCAGTGGAAGGGTGACCTGATCGGGTACGCAGGGTGGCACGCTCGGATGAGACGAGAGCGGGGGCCTGCGTCCTCCCACGCCTGCGTGGACTGCGGTGAACCGGCGGACCACTGGTCTCTGAAGATGGACTATGTGGGGGACCTCCAGAAGAACGAGGACGACCAGATCTGGACGCGGGAGGTCGATGACTACGAGCCCCGGTGCATCCCCTGCCACCGGGCATACGACAAGGGTTGGGGCGGACGGAAGGGGAGACCCCCGGCTACGCTCACTACATGAGGCACAGCGATCCCGGAGGTAGGTTCTCGGTGCCTTTCGAGCAACGGGGAATCTTCGACGGGATCGACGGAGAACTTCGGTCCCCGGTCGGCCACCATGTGAAGTGGATCGAGTTCGACGCGGACGCCTCCGCCGTGGACCCCATCTACGACGTGGCGGATCAGGTCACGGGTCGCCAGTGGAAGGAACCGCTGCGGATCCCTGCCTACGCCGCGTTCATCTATCAGGGTCCGTCGATGCACAACGACCGAGGCTTCTACAACACCGACATCCTGCGCGTGAGCGTGGCGATGGACGTGATGGAGCGGACCTTCCCCGCGCTGGTCTGGGAGCCAGACAAGCACATCGCTGACCGGATCCTGTACCGGGGCAAGATCTTCATCCCCACTCGGATCTACCTTCGCGGTTTACTGCGGAACGTCCACACGATCTTCACCGTGGATGCCAATCAGGTGAATGAGGAGGAGTACGTCAACGACCCGCAACTGCACGCGTGGGCATCACAGGACGCCCGTCCGCCTCAGCCCTACGATCCCCAGCGTGTTCGCGAGGGGACTTCACGGTAGAGTTCCGCTCGTCAAAGTCTTCCTCCCAAGGGACCCTGACACCGAGAGAGCCCCCGGCGACCGTGATGCGTCGGGGGTTCTTTCTGCGTTGACCCTGACGTGGGGTCACACGAGGTCATAGCGTGATCCCCAAGAGGAGCCCACTGCGGGGCCCTCCGTATGCGGGTAGGGGCGGTGCGAAATGCCCGAGGGACTGAAGGCTGTGGAGTCAGCCTTGGATCGTGTTGCCTCGCGCATGACCCCCGTCATCCAGAACCGCGCTCTTGAGGCCGGATGGCCCGACGATGTCGCCGCCAGCCTCTCCTTGATTCGCACTGCGAACGGCATCGGCGTCCACGTTGATTCGGCGTTCCGTCAGGTAGCGGCAGATCTGGAGTACGGATCGGCGAGCACCACACCTCGATCCGCCCTGTCCACGATGTACTCCCCGCAGACCAAGAAGATGATGGGCTCTCTGGCCCGTGACTCCATGGATGAACTCATCGACCGGATGAAGGGGATGTTCTCGTGACCCGTACTCCTGTCCCCACCTATCCCTCCGAGGGCTTCCTCCTCGATGAGGACCGCGCCCTGCGCGACCTCATGAAGGGGATCGTGGTCTCTGACAACGAAAACTCCTCCCGCAACGTCGAGGCGTGGTTCGGACACCCCGACATCGAACTGCGTGAGCAGAAGTACCCGTACATCACCGTCGATCTGCTGGAGATCCAAGAAGGCACCGACCGGGTGCATCGTGGTGATCTCTGGCTGCCGGACGAGCCAGCGCCCCATGGACCCCCGGACTGGTGGGGCTACCCGGCCCAGCAGCCGAACTACCAGTGGCTCATGGAGATGCCGACCCCCGTGGACCTGATCTATCAGGTTGGGACGTGGGCTCGGAACCCCCGCCACGACCGGCAGATCCTGCGCGCCTGCATCACGCGTGGGCGCACCACTCTTCGCGGCGGCGTGATCGCCACGGCTGACGGCTACACCCGCCGTCTCGACTATCTGGGTCACATCAAGCGTGACCGTGAAGAGGGCGGCAAGCGCCTCTTCAACAACATCTTCCGCTTGCGGATGTCATCGGAGGTTCCCTACGGAGTCCTCGAAGAGTTCCGGACGGTGGAGGCGGTGCATGTCAATGTCCGCACTCGTGCAGACGAGTGGCGCGGGGCAGAAGCCCTCGACTCGGTGATTGTGACGGAGCAATGATCGGCCTGTACGCATACTCGAATGGAGAAGTCTGATGGCAAACACCCGTCCCGGCGTCTACGTCAGTGAGGCCCCCCTCTCTCGCGTGATCGCCAACCCCAACTCGTCTGAGACGCTTGGCGGCTTCATGGGGACCGCCCTGCGGGGGCCCACCACCCCGGAACTCGTCACGTCGTGGTCGGACTTCGTCTCGAAGTTCGGCACGTTCAGCGGAACGACCACCCTGCCGTACGCGCTCTACCAGTACTTCAACAACGGCGGCGGGGATGCCTACGTCGCTCGCGTTCTGGCCTCCGATGCCGTGGCGGCACTGAAGGCGTGGAACTCGCGTCTGACCTTCACCGCCATCACCAAGGGCGCGTGGGGCAACGCGGTGTCTGCGGAGATCACGCTGAACGCCGACCCCGCGACCTTCACTCTCGCCATCAAGGAGGTGCAGCGCGGTGTGACCGTGACCGTGGAGCAGTTCCGCGATCTGTCCATGGTCCGCACCAACGCCCGCTACATCCTGAGCATCGTCAACTCGCTGACCATCGGCAGCCAGTACGTCACCGTGACGGACACCCTCGCCAACGATGCCAACCTCACCCCCTCCGCAGCGGTCACGCTGACCGGTGGGTCGGACGGCGTCGCAGCGATCACCGCTGGGGACTACGGAACCTCCCTCGACAAGTTCGACCCCATCGATGCGAACTTCGTCTTCAACGCCCCCGGCCTCGCGGACGCGACCTCTCTGGTGACCAAGATCGCTGCGGGTCGTCAGGACTCGATCTTCGTCTGCGACACCGCTGCGAATCAGGCTGCGTCCATGTCGGGCGCAACGCTTCCCTCCAGTTCCTACGCTGCGGTGTACTACCCGTGGATCTGGATCGCGGACCCGTCGCCGGACGCGGTCCGTGGTGGGATCGTCAAGGTCCCGCCGGGCGCATCCGTCGCGGGCATGATCGTCCGCACGGACACCTCACGCGGGGTCTTCAAGGCTCCGGCAGGTGTCGCCGCCACCCTCGCGGGCGCGGTCGCATCGGAGACCCGTCTGACCAACGCGGAGTTGGACACGCTGGCCGGGATGAACATCAACGTCACCCGTCCGGTCCCCGGCTCGGGCATCGCGGCGATGGGCGCTCGGACTCGCGCCTTCGGGACCGTGGACCAGTACGTGTCGGTCCGCCGGACGATCAACTACGTGAAGAAGCGGGCGGCGGATGTCAGCCGGTTCGCGCTCTTCGAGCCCAACACCCCGCCCCTGTGGGAGCAGTTGCGTGTCGCCAACGGCGCGTTCCTGTCGGAACTGTGGCAGATCGGCGGTCTCGCTGGTCTGGACTTCTCACAGGCGTTCTACGTCAAGTGCGATGGGGAGAACAACACCTCCGCCTCCATCGCTGCTGGCGAGGTCCACATCGAGATCGGAATCGCTCCCGCGTTCCCCGCAGAGTTCGTTGTTATCCGCGTCGGGCAGTTCGAGTCAGACGCTTCCGTTGTCGTGACCGAGGAGGTCTGATCCAATGCCCGGTACTTCGTCCGCGAACGCGGCACTCCCGATCAATGGTCGGGAGAACCTGAACTCGGATCCGACGAGGAACTTCCGATTCCTCGTTGAGTTCCAGCCCTACGGGACCGATCACCCCATGAAGAAGGTCAACTTCGGATTCACCTCCGTGGCGGGCCTCTCCATGGCGGTGGAGTCGATCCCCTACCGCGAGGGGGGCATGAACACGACCCTGCACCAGATCCCCGGTCAGGCGTCGTTCTCCCCGCTCACCCTCACCCGAGGGGTCCACCTTGGCAACAGTCAGGCGTGGCGCTGGATGAAGCGTCTGTTCACTGCGGTGGGTCCGACCACCGCCAGTGGCTACGCGGCGTACCAGTTCCGCACCTCCGTGACGATCCACGTTCTCCAGCACCCGGTGAACATGGGCAACGACACGGGGGTCCCGGCCAACAACACGCTGGCGATGACGCGTAACGACCCCATCGCAGCGTCCTTCCGGGCCTACAACGCTTGGATCTCGTCGCTCGCGTACTCTGACCTGAATGCTGGCGACAACGCCATCATGGTGGAGCAGATGACGCTGGTCCACGAGGGTCTGGACATGTACTGGGAGAAGAACATCGGCACCCAGAAGGCTGTGGGTCAGTCGCAGTTCCTTCTCTAGGCACACGACAAGGGAGCACAGATGACGACAGTGAGCATCAACGATCCATCGATCCAGAAGGTGATCGAGGAGGCCAACCGGGATGCGTACGCAGCCCCAGACGGCCCCACGGTCGAGGATCCACCGGATCCGGTGTTCAGGTTCGCCGCTGGCTACATGACGGACGAAGGGGCGTGGACCAAGGAGTTCGAGGTCCGCGAACTGACTGGTCGCGACGAGGAGGCGCTCGCTCGGATTCCCGATGTCGGGCGCTCCCTCGTGGCGATGATCGAGCGGGGAGTCGTTCGGCTGGGCCCGGACCCGGCCACACCTGAGCGACTGGACAGCCTGTACGGCGGGGACTGGGACACCATCCTGCTGGCAGTCCGTGCGGTCACCTTCGGGGAGGAACTCGAACTCAAGCCGACCTGCAAGGGGTGCGGCTCCTCCTACGAGGTGACGGTCAACATCCTGAAGGATCTCCCTGTTCGCAGTGCGAATCCGGAGGATCTTGCGTGGACCGTCGAGGGTCGGCGACACGTCTACGAGATGACGCTGTACTCCGGGGCTACCCAGCGCACCATCTTCGACATGATGGGCGAGAACAAGTCCATCGCGGTCATCAACACAGAGGTGCTGCACGACAGCATCCAGCAGATCGACGGGATGCCGGTGCTGGGCCGGGACACCGTTCGGGACATCCCGCTGGGAGACCGACGAGCACTGCTGGACTCGATTCAGGAGCGACGGGTGGGGCCAGACCTTCAGGGGGTGAAGATCAAGTGCCCCACTTGCAGCCACGAGCAGGGGTTCCCTCTCAACGCTGCCGCCCTGTTTCAATGGAACTAAGCACTCCTACGGATCACTGACTCTCCTGTATGACGCACTGGCTCGGAAGTACCCCGGTTGGTCCTTGAGTGAGATCAGGGACCTGACCAGCCGGGAACGCAACAACTGGTTCGAGATACTCCGATGGCGTCGAATGCGAGAGGTGAGTCACGGTGGCTGAGGACCCGACGTTCAGTGGGATGAGCAGCACTGGCGACGCCGCTGAAGCCTTCGCCAAGGTCACGTCCCAGATCAAGTCCGACATGGCGGCGATGGAGAGGTCCGCCAAGAAGATCGAGCAGCATCTAGGCAAGGCGTCCAAGTACTCCCTTGGGGGAGGTGGCGTAGGCAGCGCTGACAAGGGCTCTGGGGGTACGGGGGACGCAGCCCCCGCCTTCACCGGATCCTCGCTGGGCGCGATCTCGGTGTCCCAGTTGGGCGGGGCAAAGGGCGTGGGCTACGGCGCTGCCTTCAGCGGTGGAGGCATCGCTGGGGCTCTTGGAGCGTTCGGGGGCGGGGGGTTCTCAGGAGGCATGGCTGGTGGCCTCGCCTTCGCTGGTCTGCCTGATCTGGTCATGCGCCCAGAGCGTGCCCTGAACATGGAGGGTGCTCGGTTCGGGATGGCTCAGGCCACCGGATCGTTCGGCACCTTCCAGAACATGATGAACACGGCTCGCAACCAGTTCAACGTGCAGAACGAGCAAGCGTTCATGAACACCATGGTCTACGGCACCCAGCGCATGGGCATGGTGGGTCTGGCCGGTGGGGAGCAGCGGGCTGCCTCGCAGATCGGTGGGTACAACACCCTCGCTGGGATGGCGGGCATCGACCAGTCTGCGGTGCCGGGAGTCATGGGGTCCATGAACTCCGCTCAGGCGTACTACTCCTCCATGGCTGCTGGGGTGCAGACGAGGAACCCAGTGACGGGGGAGTTGCTCGGCATCGAGAGTCAGGTCAACCAACTCTGGGGATCCGCTGGGATTCAGGGGATGGGGCAGAAGCAGGCCCTCGATCAGATCGACATCAACTATGGAATCGGGTCCGCTGGACGCGCCCAACTTGAGCAGATGTACGGCGGAGACCAGAACGCCGTCAACATGGTCGTAGAGGGTCTGCGTATCCGGGCCCGTCAAGGCGGGGATCCTCTCAAGGAGAACCAAGTCCAAGATCAGGTCAAGGGCAAGGCTGGTGGTCTCGGTTCGGAGTACACGCAGGGCATGGAGGGAACGCGAGGGCTGGAAAGTTCCAAGATGGCGATGGGGGCGGAGTACCTCAACGACGCCACCGCTGGCATCGAAGAGGCTGCCAAGCACATCACCAATGCGGTGGACCTCCTCACCGAACTGGAGGGTCCTCTCCGCGACATGGTGGGGGCCTACACCACGATGGCTAACCAGATGGATGTCTTCAAGACGGAACTCCCCAGAGCCACGGACGGAGTCACCTCCTTCTTCACGGGCCTTCCCGGACTGCTCACGTCCTTCATCATGGGCTCGTTCGGGAAGTCCATTCTGGGTCGTCTGGGGATCAGTGCTGGAGCCAGCCTTCTCGGGCCTGCTGCTGCCGCTGTCGCTCCAGTAGCCGCTTTGGGTGTTGGGATCGCAGGCGTGACGGCTGGTGTGGGTCTGGCGGGCAAGTGGGCAGTCAACAGGTTCACTGACTACGACGAGCACAAGGGTGCCAAGGCGAACAAGGCCCTCGCGGAGAAGCCCTACGTCCCCCGCGCTTCCGGGTACGGCTCCTACTCCAAGGGCGAGTGGTTCGTGGAGTCCGATCAGGTCGCTCAGATCCACTACGGCGAGATGGTGGTCCCCAACCGGATCGCCACGGCTGTGCGCGAGGAACTGGCCGTGGGAAAGACCTCTCCGGTAGCCAAGAAGGAAGGCACCATCGTCAACATCAACTTGACGATCCAGAAGGCGTCAGACCAAGAGGCTGTGTACTTCGCTCAGAAGGTCAAGCGACTGATCGAGGATGACCGGGAACTCATGTCGATTGGGTCCGGGAGGATGGGCTATGCGTGACAACCCATCGTCTGGCGGGGGCAGCATCACGATCACGAGCCCTTCCTACTCACCCACAGCCGGTCCTACTACAGGGACCAGTGATGCCTCGGGCGGAACCGGTACGGCGGAGATCCAGAACTTCGATGCGTCGGGTCTCCCCTTCCGGTTCAACCCTCCGATGCACAAGATGTCGCGGCTGGTGCGTCCGGACCTGACTGGGGCCTCCCCGAAGAGTTCCTTCGCCCGGTTCTACAACGAGGAGCACAACACCTACGACTCCGATTTCGCAGTGCGAAACGGGAACGGCAAGACGGGGTTCGAGAACCTCCGACTAGGTCGCATCGTCATGGACGACATGGCGATCACTCGGGGGATCATCGAGGGTGGCAAGAGGTACGGCTTCCGGTTCCTCTACAACCCGGCGGAACTCAGCGGGACCCTGAACGTGGGAACGTCGTTCATCCCTGACCAGCGGGCTACCAACACTGCTGTCCTCCAGAGCGGTCTGGAGACGATCACGTTCGAGGTGATGCTCAACCGGATCCCTGATGTGACCAGCAAGGCGACGACCTCGGACTACTCCCCGCAGATCTCGAAGGATGATCTGAAGCAGATCAAGGAGCGAGGGACCCACTACGACCTCGACTTTCTGTACCGCTGCGCGAGCGGGGTTCACAACACGAGGGCCCGACAGAAGACTGGAGACATCGGAGTCCTTCTACCGAACCCCTGCCGACTGGTCCTTGGCCCCTATACCTCTCGTGGGGCTCTGGTCAGCGTGGCAGTGACCGACACCCTCTTCTCGGGGGACTTGGTTCCCACCGTCTCCTACGTCAACATCACCTTCGCCCGGTTCCTGAACATGGCCCCCTCAGATCAGACGAGGCTGGAGTCCTACGGGATCACTCGGGAGGGTGGAGCAGAGACCAGCACTGTCGATCCGCCCTCCAGTGTCGGCGGGTACGGGAAGTCCCTGACGGGCAAGTCCGTCTATGACTACGCGAAGGGCGCGGGGTTCTCCTCCACGGAGGCGGACACCATGACGAAGATCGCCAACAGGGAGTCCAACTGGAACACGCACGCCCACAACGGCAACGCGGGCACCGGGGACAACTCGTATGGACTGTGGCAGATCAACATGCTCGGGTCCATGGGGACCTCCCGGCGTAAGGCGTTGGGGATCTCCAACAACGAGCAACTGTTCGATCCTGCGACCAATGCGCGAGCAGCCCGGATGATCTACAAGAGTCAGGGCTACGGGGCATGGTCGGTCTACAAGAACGGCTCCTACAAGCAGGTCGCGAAGACGTGGTGATGAGATGAGGATGCCAGTCGATCCCGGAGGGTCAATCGTAGAGTCGGAGGCGGCGGAGGTAACCCCAGCGTCAGACGCAGAGAAGTCCGCTGACATCTCTCACAAGACATTCCGGTTCAACCCCCCGATGCACAGCGCGAACCTCTCGGTACGCCCGGACATGGGGAACGTGGGGCAGACCGCCTCCCAGTTCTACGACGAGAAGACTGCGCCGTCGGGCTACACGGACAAGTGGGCTAAGGAGGGTCTGGGCACCCTGCGTCTGGGTCGGATCATCCAGCACTCTGTCGTCCCCGGACCTGCTGGACAGATGTCCCGTCGATGGGGATTCCGGTTCCTCTACAACCCGACGACGATCTCGACGGCTGCATCGCGAAACGACTCCTTCGTCATCGACCCCCGCAGTGAAACCAATCAGGTCGTCTCGGGTGTGAGCCAGAACTTCCAGACCGTCTCCTTCACCGTGCTGCTGGACCGGCTTCCGGACATCGCCTCAGGGATACCCAATGGTGGGAAGAACCAGTACTCTCCCAGCCTCAGCAAGTCAGACCGGGATGGGATCCTCCGGTACGGAACCCACTGGGATCTGGAGGCCCTGTTCAAGGTCTGCAACGGCGACTGGAACCTCACCGACCGGGGCAAGACCGCCAACATCGGGGTCCTCATGCCCAGCAACGCACGTCTCATCCTCGGGTCAGGAGTCAACTTCTACGGCTTCGTCATGGGAGTGACGTGGAAGGACGAGATGTTCCTCGGGAACATGATCCCGGTGCGCACTCGGGCGGACATCACCTTCCGCCGACATGTGGACATGACCATCGATCAGGCGAAGGCTGCCTTCCCCGGAATGGTCTCCGACGCGACGGATTCCCCGGCTGATCCGAACTCGGGTAGCGGAGACAGTTCTGTTGGGAACAATCGGGATGCACCCGTGCCCGGCCACAATCGGGTCACGACTGGGTTCTATGGGTACTCGGGCCATAACGGGTGGGACTACGCCGTCCCCACGGGGACATCTGTCCACGCGACGCATGGTGGGGTGGTCGAGAGGATCCGGTACCTCACCAACTCGTACGGGAAGCATGTGTTCGTGCGGTACGGGAACGTCCAGATGATCTACGCCCACCTGAGTGCCATCAACTCAGGTCTTCGGGAGGGCGCATCCATCAACTCTGGGGACTACATCGGCAAGTCCGGGAGCACCGGGAGATCGACTGGTCCTCATCTTCACTACGAAGAGCGAGTGTCCGGAACCTCCCGGATCCCACAGTTCGCGAACAACACCGGAAGGGTCCGCTGATGATCACCAGTCGCTCGCGCTACGTGGACGGATCCATCATCCCGCAGGAGGACGGCACGGTCGCCGTTCGCCGGAACTTCGCTACCGTCACGATCCAGCCCATGTTCTACACATGGGGTGAGTACGACCGTCTGGATCGCATCGCCTCGCGGTACCTCGGTGATCCGCTCCTGTGGTGGAAGATCATGGACGCGAACCCCATCATCCAGAACCCCTCGGACATACGACCGGGGACGCAAATCCGGATACCCGCCGATGTTTAGCCTCTTCCCCACGAGGGTCTCGTTCCCACTGACACCGCTTGACCGGCTCGACATCACCAACCTCGTGGTGCTGCGTCACGAGTACCAGATGGACACGGCGAGGATCACCCTCAAGGTGTCCTACGACGACATCAACCAGTACGTGGGGGCGGGCAGCCCGATCTTCGTCCGGTGGGGGTCATCACTGAGGTTCGATGAGTTCGTCGGGTACGTCCACTCGTTCCGACCAGTGACCGACGGGATCACGAAGCGCACGGAGATCGTCGCGATCTCTGCCGCCTACCCGATGGTCAACGAGAGCGGGCGGACCTTCACGAACGTCGGGATCCACAACGTCGCTCAGGAGATCGGGGACACCTACCGGTTCCAAGTGGAGACCGATCCGCACCCCTACATCCATGACCAGATCCTCCAGCGCGGTGATTCCGACTGGGTTCTCCTGTCCCGTCTCGCGGAGCAGTGGGGGTACGTCCTCCTGATGGATGGGGTCACCTTGGTCTTCCGCCCCCTGAAGGACGTGCTGGCGGAGAACTACCGGTACTCCTTCAACGCCAAGACCAGCGTCGCCGGAACCCTCGATCCGCTCGCCAACGTCCTCTCCTTCGAGGAGTCCTACTCTGCGACCGGGGACGAGCCTCTGACCGTGTCGTCCGTGCAGGGTGTGGACCCGATCAGTGTGGAACTGGTGGACCAGAGGAACATCGTCCCCGTTGCCGGGGTGTTCGAGGAGATCGACTCCTCGCGGTCAGTGACCTCCAACTTGGAGGGTGAGTTGCGCGCGGCAGGCGTGACCACACGTCGTCAGTTCCCCTATGAGGCGCGGGCTACCTTCCGGGCGGCGTACCGGAAGAAGCCCTTCGACGTGTACCGGATCTTCAACGACAACCAGTACCGAACGTGGGTAGTCCGCTCGGTCCGCCATACGGTGACCGGCGGGGACTACATCTCTGAGATGATCCTTGGGTCGGATGGGCTGGACCACTCCAGCAAGTCTCGGGACTCCCAGTTGGATATCAACACTCTGCTCAAGCAGAGTCGTAGGGCCCGTCGCCCCTACCCGGTGATCATCGATTCTCGCCCCTACGTGGAAGGGGCGGGCGCAAGCGTTGTCGTGCCAGATCAACGATGGAAGGCTCAGGTCATGACCGTTCCCATCCAAGACCGGGAGGTGTCCGCATGAGCCTCGCAGTGAAGTTCCCCTTCACCATCCAGTCAGGATCAGTGGCCGTCACGGACAACCCGACGGAAGCGGTCGGCTCCATGATCGTCTTCTGCTTGGGCACGATGATCGGCGAGCGAGTCATGCGTCCGACGTGGGGCGTGGACATCATGAACACGATCTACTCCGTCGGTGGAGATCTGGACACGGCGATGCCAGAGGCCGTCGAGAACGCCTTCAAGAAGTGGTTCCCGGACTACGAGCCACGGGAGATCACGATCACGCGGAGCCCTGACCGTCCCACCTACGTGGATGTCGAAGTTCGGTTCGGCGCTTATGACAGCGAGGTGGACATGACTGTTCGCGTCGGTACGCAACTGCCCGGTGGCACTGAGATCTACACGAACGAGGGGTTCTGATGGCTGTCTCTCCGCTCCTGCCCGTCATCGACTACACGAGTCGGGACTACGAGTCGATCCGCGCGGATCTCATCCGCCTCATCAGGGCCCGGATCCCTACGTGGACGGCAGAGAACCCGTCTGACTTCGGCGTTGCCCTCGTGGAGGGCTTCTCCTACGCCGTGGACGGTCTGCACTACTACCTCGACCGGGTAGCCAACGAGGCGTACCTGCCCACGGCAGTCCAGCGGGAGTCTCTGTACGCCATCGCGGCCATGTTCAACTACACCCCCCGGCGCGCGGTGCCCTCGGAGGTCAACCTGACATTTCGCAATGCGACTCAGGCGGAGGTGATCCTCCCCGCTGGGACCCGCGTGCAGGCCAGCGTCCCCGGACAGTCCGGCGCGATCCTGAAGAACTTCGAGGTCCAGTCCGACCACACCCTGCCTCCGGCTTCCGCCACCTCAGAGACCACTCTCGAAGACGTGCCCGCTGTAGAAGGTCGTACCTACACAGACGAGACAGTGGGCATTTCCAATGGCTTCGTAGGACAGCGGTTCTTCCTCCCTCGAACCTCCGTTCTGGAGAACACGATCCGGATCACCACCCAGTTGGGTGAGGTCACCATGGAGTGGGAGGAGGTCCCGACCCTTCAGGACTACGCCACTCCGACCGACAACAAGTTCGAGACGATTGCGCAGACCGACGGCTCCACCGTCGTCCGCTTCGGAGATGGCCTGCACGGCGAGGTGCCTCCCCTGCACGCGGTCATCCGGGCCACCTACCGGGTTGGCGGGGGCACGGAGGGCAACGTCCCGGCCAACACCATCAACACGATCATCGAGCCGGTGATGTACGGAGTCAGCGTCTCCAACCCGGAGCCCGCCACGGGTGGACTGAACGCAGAGAGTCTCGCCAGCATCCGGTCCAACGCAGCGAAGTCCTACCGGTCTCGCGACCGGGCGGTGACGCTGGGGGACTACGAGTCCCTCGTGGTCACGGGCGTGCCGGAGATCGACAAGGCCAAGTCGGTGGGCAACAACGCCTCCTCGGTCACCGTGTACGTCGCTCCTGTGGATGACGGAACGAAGCGTCCGCCGCTCACGCAGGCTCTGGACGATGCAGTCACCTACTACCTTGAGCAGCGGGCAATGGCAGGCGTGACCATTCAGGTCTTCTCCGCGTCCTACGTCCCGATCTTCCTGTCCATGACCGCCCACTGCACCGCCACCGCCCGACAGGATGAGGTCAGCGCAGCGGTCAAGGCTCAGTTGGACTACTTCTTCCGCTACCAGAACACGGACTTCGACCAGACCATCACGGTCCACACGCTCTACTCCCAGTTGGCCCAGATCGACGGTCTGGACTACGTGTCGATCACCCGGCTGAGTCTGGCCTTCGTGGACCCGGACATTGAGGTCATCACGATGGATCAGGTGGCTATCAACGCAGTCCCGTACTTCCTGTCCGACGGTCTGGAGGGGGGCAATCCGCTCCTGACCTTGACCATGTCCGGGGGCATCACGGCATGACCACCTACTCCTCACTGCCGATGGACGCCTACGCGTGGGCGGATCCACACGTCGATCTGGAGAACCCCCGGTTCGTCATCAGCGTGGAGTGGACGTGGCCGGAGGGGGACTGGTCCCACTTCTCCCTCGTGCGAAGCACCCGGTCTCCGGTGCGTCGTCGTGAAGAGGGCCAGATCATGATGGAGACGGTCGGGAGAGTCTGGGACCAGTACGCGTACCAGACCACTGGTCAGCCGGTGTACCGCGACCCGCAACCCCCGCCGGGGGAATGGGTCTACTACACGGCCTTCGTCCTCGACCCGAACCGGGTGTGGATCTACGCCGGGGAGGTGTTTGAGGTCAGCATCGCTGACTATGACTGGGCCCTGCGCCTTCCGGAGTTGCTCCCCGGTGTGTCCATCGGAGACCTCCAGCGAACCATCTCTCCCGCCCAGCAGGACAACGATCTGGTCCAGTTCCTTCAGACCCCCGGTGCCCTTCTGGACAAGGTCGTGACGATGGGGGAAGCGGCTCAGTTCTACTGGGACCCGATCCGGGTTCCTCCGCAGATGTTCCCCCCAATGGTGGAGTCTCTCGGGTACCCCTACGACCCCACACTCGGCTTGGGCCGGATGAGGTACGCCATCGACGCTCTTGAGGGTCCGGTGTCTGGGTCGTTGGACTTCGTGCAGACCTTCGCTGGTGGGGTCTCCGGATGCGACGTGCGTGCCGAGATCTCGAACAACCTCATGCTCGACATCAACGACTCCTCGTTCGAGTCGGGGTCTCTTGTGGGGACCAAGTGGGCGAACTCGGCCAACATCCAACTGCGGAAGTACGAGAACTGGCTGGGGAAGCCCCCGGCGCTGTACCCCAATGTCGAGGCAGTCTGGTTCGCCTACCTGACCGCGTCTGGCACCTATACCTGTGGGCTGGCGGACCCTGTCCAGTACGGGCTCCCTGTGGCGACGTGGACGAAGGCTCGCATGGGAATCCACGCGTACAAGCCCAGCGCTACCGCCTGCACCATCACGCTGGGGCTGAAACTGTATGACCACCTTGGGGTCTACCTGAGGGACGTGACCGTCCTCGCTGCACAGCCCATCACGGAGGAGTGGGCGTGGTACGGCTCACCGGACGCCAGCGCCGTGTCTCTGGGGCAAACCGGCTTCGCTTACGCGGTGCCGTGGGTTCAGGTGAGCAATCCTTGTTCCATAGACCTTCTTGTCGTAGATGATGGGTGATGAGCGATGCCAGTGAATGTGACCACCGCCAAGCGGCTCCGGTACGACGGTCTGGAGACGTACCTCGCTCTCCAACTCAATCCGGGTGTGACCACCATCCAGTTCACGACTGTGCTCTCGGCGGATGGCGGCGCTCCCATTGCGACCCTTCAGGCCAACGAGTACATCGCCCTGTCGATTCTGGACGCCAACTACCGGCTGTCGGAGATCATCTACCTCACTGCCTACACCTCGGGGGCTCTCACCGGGACGATTGAGCGCGGAGCCGAAGGAACCACCGCCTCCAAGACACACGTTGTGAACAGCAAGGTCGTTCACGCAGCGACGGTCGTGGACTACGTGCTCGTGCAGGACCACGACGACGCCGTGGGTGCTCACCCGGAGATCCTGACGCAGGCGAACGCATACACCGACGGGAAGTTGTCGGACCATGTCAACGCCGCCGACCCGCACTCGGTCTACGCCAAGAAGGCGGGCGACACCTTCACCGGGGATGTCACCCACGCCGGGGCCACCAAGGTCTTGACCGTCGAGGGGACCCTCCGGATTCCGGTAGGGGCCACCCTCGAAGTTCTCGGAGACCTCAAGGTCACCGGGAGGTTCTTCATCAACGGCAGGGAGATCGTCGTCTCCAACACCGCGCCTGTGGCCCCCGCAGCAAACACCATCCACATCCAGACCTTCGGGTGATCTGAATGCCCCAGAGCATCTATCAGGGACCGACCTACATCGGGGAGACGATCCAGACCACCCCGAACACCACCCCCGTGTGGCAGAAGTCCCCGGTGAAGAACTGGGTCAACGGACAGTGGATCTGGTTGAACGCTCCCATCGGGCCGGTGGACTTCGCACTGCGAAATCTGGCCTTCGACCGGGTGATGATCGAGATCTTCGACAGTCAGAACTTCGACCACGTCGGGGCCTACGAGGTCTACCTCAAGACCGGCGGTGGTGCGTTCGTCCGACGCTCCGATCTGGACATCCCAGACGACACCTCGACGGGGTGGATCACTGGACTGTCCGCGACCACCACCTACACAGTGCGGATCAAGGTCAACCTGTTCAGTGGGGGTCAGACCCCCGACAGCGATCAGACCTTCACCACCCCAGCCAACCCTGCTCCGGCTGCTGTGATCGATCTGCGTACCCCCGCCCAGACCAACGCGTGGCTCGACCTCGCGTGGACCAATCCGGCAGGCTCATCGGCCACTTCCTACAACGTGTACTGGGGAAGGAACGGGGAGGGCCCGGCTGGGGTCGTCAACGTGGGCATGGCGACCACGTACCGCGTGGCTGGGCTCAATGAGGACACGGCGTACTGGTACTTCGTCCGGGGGAAGAACGCCTCTGGTCTGGAGGGCCCTGACTCGAACCGTCTCCAGTGGGCCACCGGGTGGGGAGAGATACGACGTTTGGGCGGAGACGAGCAGATCCAATGGAAGCCTCGTGAGTGGGGATCCTACCGACCGGACATCCAGTGGAGGTGGGCTCGGGAGAACGGGATCGTGGACCGGAATCCACACCTGTATCAGGGGTACTGGCCGGGTGACAACTGGCACGGTGCCTCGAACCCGTCCTCGAACCTTGAAGCAGGGAAGACTCGACGCTACTGGGGGACCGTCGTCTACACCGCCTCCGATCTCCGTGACGCTCTGAACGCCAAGCATGGTGCTGGAGTCGGAGACAACATCGTCATGAGCATGGTGGCGCTCCGCCGCGCCTACCGGCACACGGATCCCGGCAACATCGCTGCTCAGGACATGGTCTGGCACCTGACGAAGGCCAACCCGTTCAACAGCGGTCAGCCTCCCACCTACAGCAAGTACTCCGGAGGACCGGCAATGAAGGCTGGGGAGGTCAGGCAGTCCTACCCTCTTCCAGCCTCCTTCGGGACGAAGTTGCTCCGGGGATGGGACGAGGGAACTGCCGTCAACGGGATCGTCCTGCACCGGTCCGACAACGTCACCAACGGGTACGGAGCCGCAGGATACGGGCGCTGGTCCGGGCACCTCCTGAAGGACCCGAACACGTCTGGTACGTGGAGGTACAGTGACCTGACCCTGCTGATGGAGGGCTCATGGAATGTCCTCGTTCGAGCCTATAGGGGGCCGTACCAGTGGTGAATGTCCTAGCCGCCTCGACCGGAGCCATCGGCCTAGGGCCGTACGGCGACGAGTCTGAGCACACAGGCCCTCCCGCAGTCATCGTCTACACCCCGCCCTATCGCGACTTCATGGCGATGGATGCTCGGTCAATCATGCTGACCCTGCTCCCCCAGCACTACAACCTGATCCCGAACCCGTCGTTCCGCGCGAACCTCACCGGATGGACTGTCTGGGGCATGGGCACAGCCGTGGACGCTGCGGTGTCGTGGGTGGGCAAGTCCATCGTGTGCGACGGCGCGGGTCACCTCAAGAGAATGGTCTACACGGGGCCCTTGGTCGGAACTCAGGAGAACCAGTGGGATCCCAAGAGGGGTGGTCCTGAGGCCACGTTCAGCGTCTACGCGAAGGGAGTGGGTGAGGTCCGTCTGTTGATGTCCGCCTACTACTCCACGGATCAGACCGACCTGACTGCTGGACCTCAGTACCAGAACCTGCCCACTTCTGCCAGCCCTGCCACAGCGCCCTCAGGGGTCCCGGCGCTGCTCGACAGCACCACGGGTCGGGTCTGGACCCTCATCTCCCCAGCGCCCTCCATCGCCCCGTTCTACGAGGACATCGGGCGGGGACCCGCAATTGCCAGTGTCACTGGGGAGTGGACCACCATCGAAGATGACGGGGACTGGCACCGCAACCTCATCCACACCTACGCCCGGATCTTGGAGGAGGAGGGGCAGATCTCCTTCGTGGGGGCGCGGTGGGTCGAGGTCACGGTCGAAGTTCGCAATGCGAATGGCCTGCGTCTGTCTGCCACCATGCTGGACCCGACGGAGTACCCGGTGTGCGCCTACTTCGATGGGGGCATGACAGAGAGCCTCGCGCTCGATGACTTCCTGTGGGAGGGGGTCACGGACAACAGCGCCAGTTACTACTACTTCGACCGGGTACTGCGGGCCAAGTGGCTGCACGAGAACATCGGCTACGCCAAGCCAGCAGGTCGTCCGCACCAGATCTTCTTTGGCTCCTACTGGAGGCCCTACGTCGGGGCCACTGGAGAGACCAAGATTCTGGCGCTCACCTAGACTCCAAGGGTGCTGACTGACCTACTGATCGTTGCCCTGTCCGCGTCATTCGTCGTGTCCTTCGTGGACCGTTGGTTGAACTACCCGATGCTCCGTGGGGTGGTGGCTCTGCTGCTGTCCGTCGGGGGCGCTCTGCTCTTCGACTACTCGGGGTGGATGTTGGTTGTCGCTGCAACCGCGTCGGCCTTCATCGTCCTGATCCTGATCCTCGTCGGGGAGCGCCTCGCCACGCCTCCCCCACTGGTCGTGGATACCCGGCGCTCTAGGGGCCTCTAGAGACCTCTGTTGGAAAGAGGCCAGATTCGGGCCCCACAACAAATAGAAGTTGGACTAAAAACCGGCCTCTGACCTGCGACGATGCGGAAGTGTCGCTAATAAGACTGATAACGGCATCACTGACCTGCATATCCAACGAGGTCCCTGTGGTATGGGCGACGCACCGATACGACCCCTACTTGACAGATACGGAGGGGGCGTGGTGTAGGGTGTGCCCAGCCCCAAAGAGAACCGCCCCCCGGTTTCCCGAAGGGCGGTTCAGAGACTGGGCCCGGTTGACGCCGGGTTCGCAGTCGAAACTGGAGAGTCCACCTCCAGTGCGATGTGCAAGAGCATCGTACAACAGGTGGCCTCTCCCTTGAAATGAGAGGCAAGAGATTGAGCCACGATTGGGTCGAGTACTCCATCAAGGAGTCTCCCTACACAGGTGCGACGTTTGCCGTCCACATGGTCCTCGCGCACCACGCTGACAAGAACACCGGCATGTGCTGGCCCAGTCAGGACCTCATTGCCGAAGAGGCCCGTGTCACTGTGCGGACCGTCAAGAGGTCCATCAAGCAGATGTGCGATGACGGCTATCTGGAGCGGTCCTACCGCCACCGTCAGCGTCGGTACCGTCTTCTCGTATCCAACGGAGAGGGGACATGGGTGTCCCTTGAGAAGGGACATGGGAGTCCCTTGAGAGGGGACATGGGTGTCCCGTCAGAAGGGACACGGGTGTCCCTTGCATATAGAACCGTCACTGAACCGTCAGTAGAACCGTCAGTGGAACCGAAAAGCACCGGACCCTCCGGGCCCGGCGAAGGAGTAGACGTGAAGATCGGGAACCTCAGCGAGGACGCGGACATGCCGGAAATGGATGTCACGCGGAATCCGAAGCGGAAGTTGCCGTTCAAGGCGGTCCCCCCGGTCGGCACCAACGACTGGCTGCTCTACCGGTTCGAGCAGGAGCGGGCACGGGCTGGGGTCCGGACCGGGAGGTACAACAAGGGTCACCTGAACCACACCTTCCGGTCCCTTCGGGATGATGACGGGATGACCAACGCGGAGATCGAAGTCCTGATCCGCACCTTCTTCGTCCGTCACGGGGACGTGGCCCGGACCAAGGTCCGGGAGTGGGATCTCTCTTCGCTGTTCCGGCAGATGGTCCCCCAGTTGCAGATTCAGGCCAGAGACACGACCCGTGCCGTTCGAGACGGGCGCAAGACCACGACACAGAAGGGCAAGGAACTGAGCGGCGATCTTCTCGCTCGCTTCGGAGTATCGAAGGATGATGACGAATGACTGAGACCCAGAAGAAGAAGCGGTACTGGTACAGGCCGGATGGCTATGAGACCGATCACCTGATCGACTCCCTCTCCGACGAGGAACTTCTCGACCATATGGGCGTCCCGCTGAAGTACATCCGGCACGCGGTCGCGATGCAGAACGATCTGCCAGATGAGGTGGAGTCGTGGTTGGCGAACATGCCCTACGTCTACCGGCCCACCTTCGACCGGCTGGACAAGGACATGTGCGGCGTTGGTCTGGTCTTCTGGGGCGAGCCCGGAGGGCGGAAGACCACCGTGGCGGCTGCCACCTTGTTGCGGGCGGTCCGACTGAAGACCCCCAACACCGACCCCACCGGACACAACTACACATGGCACGGGGCAGCGATGGGTCGCTTCGTGGACTGGCAGGAGGCCAGCGCGCTCTTTCGCAGTGCGAGTCGCAGCGAGGAGGACGAGATGGCGGCGGAGGAGGTCAAGAAGTTCATGAAGCCCAACGGACCGGCGGTCCACCGGGCGGACTTCCTCATTCTGGACGACATCAGCCGCGAGCGGGCCACTGAGTTCAACATCACGGAGTTGCAGCGGACCCTCCGCCGTCGCGGGGACAATGGCTACCCGACCATCCTCACCAGCAACCGCCACCCGGACGATTGGGAAGAGGCGCATGGGGATGCCCTCTCCGGCTACATCCACCGCCAGTTCCTTCCAGTCGAGTTCGCGCTGTGAAGGACAACGACCTGAGCGCAGCGCCGACCCATCGCTACTGGGTCCTGTCGGACTTGGTCTTCACCAAGGTGGAGTCCAGTGAGGTGAAGAAGGCGGGGTGGTTCCGCAAGACGGAGACCATCACCATCACCCGCGCCCCAGACCTGCGGGTCATGAGTGAACTGTGGCGGTGGAGTTCCCGGTACGGGGTCCGGCTCGAACTGATCTTCGTGGGTGAGGACGACGCACCGGGACTCTGGGACTCACTGATCAAGGCAGCCAACCCGTTCAGCGACTTCATCGAGTTCGAGAACATCAACGACGTGGTGGGGCTGATGGACTACCGACCTGACCTACTCGGAGTCATTGACGTTCCGGAACGCTCCGCCTACTACGGCGGTCGTGGACTGACCATGCAGGAGTTGAGGTAACCCGTGGCACTCTCCAACGAGAACCGGATCATCGCCAAGATCATCACCGAGCGGGACATCACGGCGGTCAGGGACCGGGGGATGACCTCCAAGTGGTTCTACGGCCCAGAGCATAAGGACGCGCTGGACTTCATCCTCAAGCACCACGAGAAGTACGGCGAGGTGCCGACCAAGGTGGCCTTCCAGAGCCACTTCGGAACGAAGTACAAGATCGTCTCCATCCCAGAGGCGATGGACTACCTGCTCGACACCTGTGCCGAACACGCCCAGTGGATGCACGCCAAGGAGGTCTCGCTGAACGTCGCGGACGACCTCAAGGACAGTCGCACCGCTGACGCCATCGCCAGCATGGAGGCGGGGCTCGCCAAGATCCGGTCGTTCACCCCCGTGGCGACCCATCTGGTGGACTCCATGGACAACGACCGACTGGAGGAGCGGTGGAAGGAGTACGACCTCAGGAAGACCTCCACCGGTCTGCTGGGGTACTCCACCGGGTTCCCCACGATTGACGACGCGACGCTGGGTCTCCAGAACGGCCAGTTGGTCACGCTGCTGGCCCAGCAGAAGGTGGGCAAGACCAGCCTGTGCCTGACGATGGGCAACAACATCTACGCCAACCACAAGGTGCCGATCCTGTTCGTCACCTTCGAGATGAGCGTTCGTGAGTTGGAGATGCGGCAGGAGTCACTGATGGCTCACATCAACTTCCGCCACCTCCAGAAGGGCGACCTGACTCCGCTGGAGGAGAAGCGCTACGACGAGTGGTTGGATATGGCCCAATCTGACTACGACTGGCCGTTCCACTTCATGGATGTCGC